TCAACGGGTCGGGCGGCACAGTATTTGAGCCATTCAACATGGCCTATACCAACACCTATTTGTTGAGTTCGACCAATATGGGTGGACTACTTACCTATGAATTGTTCAGTCAGTATCAAGAATTAGTGGGCAAGATGTTTGGATCTTTCATTAACTTTACTTGGCAACCACAAAGTCGCAAGATAATGATCCAACAACGTCCCCGTGGCGACGAAGAAGTGATGTTATGGGTCTATAATACCAAGCCAGATTTTGCCATCATTGACGATACCTATGCAGGACAATGGGTCAAAGACTATAGTTTGGCCAACTGCAAGATGATGCTGGGACAGGCTCGTGAAAAATTTGCTCAAATTGCTGGACCACAAGGTGGAAGCAGTCTAAACGGTGCGGCAATGAAAGCAGAAGCAACTGCTGAAATTGAAAAACTCACAGATGATTTGATGAAATTAGTCCCAGGCGGCCAAGGATATACTTTTATTATAGGTTGACCACGATGGTATTCTCCTGTATACTTTATACAGTTGGAGAATATTATGATTATTGGAATTTGCGGTTTTATTGGCTCGGGTAAGGACACAGTTGCAGACTATCTAGTGAATTTTCACGAGTTTCGTAGAGAAAGTTTTGCATCAACACTAAAAGATGCAGTGGCAGCAGTATTTGGTTGGGATAGAACCATGCTGGAAGGCCGTACCAAAGAAGCCCGTGAATGGCGCGAACAGGTAGATCCATGGTGGGCCGCTAGACTTGATATGCCTACGTTGACTCCAAGATGGGTGTTGCAATACTGGGGCACTGAAGTTTGTCGTAAGGCATTTCACGATGACATATGGATTGCCAGCCTTGAAAACAAACTGCGCAACAGTCGAGATAATATTGTTATTTCAGATTGCAGATTCCCTAATGAAATTGAATCACTAAAACAGGCAGGTGGCAACATTGTTTGGGTACAAAGGGGCACACTGCCCGACTGGTATGCAGATGCAGTCAGTGCAAATCAAGGCAACAACGTGGGATTAAACGCAATGAAAATGCGCAAGATACACGCCAGCGAGTGGGCTTGGTTAGGCAGTGACTTTGATGTGGTCGTTGACAACAACGGTTCCATTGATGACCTTTATAGGCAATCGGCCAGTCTAGTAGTCAGCCACAAGATCGCCCTGTCTCCAAGTGATTCCTTCTTTGCCTAGTATTTGAGCGCAGTTCGAACATACAGTTTTTAAATTGCTGTGGCGACAGTGATCTAGATTGCCGTCTATGTGAAACACTCTAAAAACTTCTTTGTGGGCTGAGCGAAATCCACACTTGTCACATTGATTTTTAATTCGATACCCAGAGCGATGCCATCTAGGAATGCCAAAGCCTAGACCGTTGGCCATACAGATTTCGCACAATGATCTATAATAGATCTTGTCGTTCTTTTTATAGTTTACCGCACGGGGTCGTTGTCCGCACTTACAAAGGGGTCTCATAAACATATTTACACCTTTTCAGCCCCTTTTTCAGCCTTGCATATCCTGGTGTTTTTTAATGATGCCGCTAAATAATAGTACATTGATTTAACCCTAGGAGACAGTCGAATGGCACTAACATCACCAGGCGTAGAAGTACAAGTAATTGACGAGAGTTTTTATACTCCAGCTGAACCAGGAACGGTTCCGTTAATTGTTGTAGCCACTGCTGAAAACAAAATAAACGGAGCTGGCACAGGCACAGCTTCAGGTACCACTGCAGCCAATGCAGGCAAGGTATTCAAAATGACCAGTCAACGAGAACTTGTTGACACATTTGGTTCACCGTTCTTTGAAAAGACAGTATCGGCCAGTCCTATACACGGTGGCGAAAGAAACGAATACGGTCTACTAGCTGCCTACAGCTTGTTGGGCGTTTCAAATTCTGCATTTATCCTACGTGCAGATATCAACCTAAATGAACTAGAAGGTCAAACAGATGCACCGGGAGCGGACCCAGCTGATGGCAAGTGGTGGGTAGACACACAAACCACAGCCTGGGGTATCAACGAATGGAACGGTTTGGCATTAGCCGACAGCGGTCAAAAATTCACTGCTAAAACTCCATTGGTACTCACAGATGCTGATTTAGATAATATAAGCAGCAATGCTCCTAAAGCTTCAGTAGGCACCATTGGTGACTATGCTGTGGTGTTTCAAACAGCAGCAGGCGACGGAACATTTTTAGCTGAAGATGAGCTGGTAAGAATATACTACAAGAGTGCTGGCAATGCCACCGCTGGTATCACAGCCGGTACGTGGGTACTGGTTGGTAGTCCTAATTGGGCTGCTAGTCATCCCACAGTATTCAGCTCAGCAGCGGTAGGAGCATTATCAGGCACATTTACAATTAATGATACTAGTATTACAACAGGAGCAAATTTAACTGCTTGTGTTTCGGATATTAATACAAAGATGAACGGCAGTGGTATTACCGCTGTTGCCAGCAACAGTAGATTGTATCTATACAGTGACGGCACTTCTACAGCTACAGGTGGTGACTCCACTGCAACTGCAGGCGGAACTGGTGGTATTGTACTTGCCAATACATCTGGTACCCCGTTGGCTTCATTAAACATTACAGCCGGCACATACATGTGCCCAGTACTGGCTCAACAGCCACACACTAGTGTGCCGTTGTTTAAAAGATCAGATTTTGGATCTACTGTAAACGCTCGTCCCACAGGTTCCGTATGGTTGAAAACCAGTGAACCAAACAATGGCGCACGTTGGAGAGTTAAAAAGTACAACGAAAGCACTGATGCTTGGATGGCCAATGAAGCACCCCTGTATGCAACTCCGCACTCTGCCTTGTACTATCTTGATAAATCCGGTGGTGGTGCAAATCTTCCCAAAGGTGCATTGTTTGTTCAAACAAATGCCAGAGAAGATGTAGGATCATATTCTGCAAGCGGCGGCGGCATTCCTCCTTTTGATGCTATGGATGCAACACTGGCTACCACTACCTTTAGAATATTTAAAAGAGCAGCCAGCGGTGAAACTGCTATCAAATCTAAAATTATTACTACAAGCACACTGAGTGCAGTAGCAAGAACTTTCACAATCAAACAGTCGATTGTTGGCGATACTGCACTGAGCACAGCAGCTTCATTTACATTCACAGCAGCAGGCACAGCAGACGATGCGTTTACAATCGCAGGATTAATTAACGCTGCAAGTTATACTGATTCAGCTGGTGATGCTATTACAAATAACGTAGTGGCCAGTGTCAATACCAGCAACGAATTGGTGATCACACACAAGACAGGTGGCGATTTTAGACTAACTGATGTCACAGGTACTGCTGTTGGAACACTGTTTGCAGTCTACAACCTAGAAACAGGTGCTGGCACCAGTAATTTCTACGCATTGTCAGGTGGCTTGGCCACAGGAGCACAAGAAGGTTATTTGGCTTCCTTATGGATCCCATTGGTTAGTGATGTATTTGCTGCCACTCCAGATGCTCCATTAGAAGAGCCAGCAGACGGACAACTATGGTACAATCCTGCATTTGGCGATGTGGATCTAATGATACACAATGGCACAACCTGGGTGGGCTATCAAAACTTTACAGGATATACCGGCACTGACCCAGAAGGTCCGCTTGTATCCGCAACAATGCCCGAAACACAAACTGACGGCACTGCGTTGGTCAGCGGTGATATTTGGATCAGCACAGCAGATCTAGAAAATTTCCCAAGCATATACAAATTTAATCCTGACGCAGGCACAAAACTTGCATTGAAATGGGTGTTGGTTGACAAGACTGATCAAACCACAGAAGAAGGTGTCTTATTTGCAGATGCTCGTGCAGGTACTACTGGTGGATCAACCACTGCTGCGCCTACCGGATCAATCAAAGATTTGTTGACCAACAACTTCTTAGATTTTGACGCACCAGATCCAGATCTATATCCCAAAGGCATGTTGCTGTGGAACCTACGTAGAAGCGGTGGAAATGTCAAAAAATACAACGATGGTTATATTGATACCACAGCAGACAACGAAAGACAATCTGGATCACCAAGTATGGAAGCATACTGGCCAGA